TTTTGCGCAACAATGGCATCAATTTGAGTGTTGGTCGTGAAGTGAATTGCGCCCCAACGGCCTGTTCGCGTCGCGGTATCACCGATAAATGTTGCACCTATCGAGTAATCAATGCCAAAGTATTTAGGTTGGCTCATTGTCAAATCCTATAGGCAACGACTTTACCGCTAGCCAGCGTGACGCTAGTAAACACGCCGTCGATAAAATCGCCTTTGCCAAGAGGGACTGATGTAAAAGCGTTGCCGGTTGCGTTTTGCACCGTAGCCGTGCTGATTACAGCATCGGCAACGGCATACAGCCTGTAAAACCTGCCGATATGAGCTGCCGTGTCGGTGATGTACTCAAAACCAATGCTGTAATCATCCATGGTCAACTCCTTTTAATGGCAACGTTACCTGGTCCACTGATTCTAAGCCCTGTCAGGTAGCGTTCCATGATTGGTGGCACCTTATCAACGCCAACAGCTCCGTAGCCAAGGTTAGGCGTCACGTCAAGGCTGCCAATCTTTACGTTCTTGTAGTCTTCCAATCCGCTAAGGCCAATGCCGTCTGGGTTGCTGTTGAGATAAACGGCCAGCACCACCTGCGCGCGCTTGACTTGATCTGGGATCTCGGTGTCGGTGAAATAATCAGTTGTAATTCGGAACGGAAAACCAACGGCGTAGGTGTTGATGTAGGTGTCGGGCTTGCGAACACCAGTTCGCGGCCATTGCATTGATTGGGTATCAGTAGAGCGAGCACCAAGAAAGCGTTCACGATCAAGCCTCTGCGCAGCGGAATACAACGCACGGTTTTTGTTGTCCGTGGTAGCGGTGCCCCATGCTGTCGCATCAGCGTCTAGCACCATGCCGTCGATAATTAGCTGTGCATCAGCCAGCGTCAGGTACGAGTTTGCGTCTGCCGCGTTTGGCGTGGCGATTATCGTGATTGCCATTGTCCGGCTCCGTTGGTATTAGTTTAGGCTCTGCAATAGAAAGAGAGGCCGCCTCCGTAGAAGCAGCCTCACGATCACGCAGTCGCCGGAAGGCGAACAGCCCCATCAGCTAGCGGCGCCCTTGATGACTACAAAGCTAAGCACAATTGCTTGGCTTAGCGAGCCACCAGACACGTTGCGCACCGTGACTGCAAACGATCCCGCTGCAACCGCATTGGCCAGAACGGAATATGCGCCAGCAGTGCCGGCTGATGCGTGGTTAACGATCACAACATCAGTTGCAGCTATAGAGCTGTTTGTGACGGTGAAAGAAACGTTTGTAGCATCAGCCAAAGCAGCAGCGTTCATGGTGATTGATCCTGAAGGGAAGTTCAGGGTTACACCAGTGCTTTTGCTAGTTGCTTGAGTGACAGCGCCACCAAGCCCAACTGGGTAGCCGATCGCATTGCCGGCTACGGTTTCAAAGATAGAAGCCATGATTAGTTACCTCAATCGAAGTTGGAGGTGTTTGTGGCTCTAACGATTCCGAGGTTTTTAAGCTCGTAAACTTTAGACCAGTTGCCAACTGTTGCCAGTGCGGCGCGAGTCGGGTTAGGGGTGCCAACGGTCCATTTGCTGCCAACAGGGTGGTAGCAGTAGTGCAGGTCGATCGACATGGCATCACTCTTGGCGAGGATGTCACGGTCGGTTTCAGTCTGCATCCCCATCTGCTCACCAGAGGCAACAGCGCCTTGGGTGAAGAAATAGGTTGCGTACTCACTGGTGGAGCCGCTGCCTTCAGTTTGCACATCGTCAGAGACAATTACGCGCAAATTCATGTAGGTAGGCACGGAGTTGTCACCACCGTAAGCGCCAGAGATGCTGCCGCCAGATTGGGTGGTAGTAGTACCGCGTGCATCAAGGGTGCTGACGTAATCAATTGCCTTGCGCTCAACTAGGTCGTAGTAGACCTTGGAGTGCATTGCAACAGCAGCCAACTTATCGCCTTGATCACCCAGCAAGCTGCGGGCTTCCGCAACATGACGGGGGCTAAGCACAGTTGGGGTGTCGCCAGATTCGCCGTCAATGGTCAGACCAAAGAAAGCAGCAGATGAGCTAGTGGTGCCGAGGGTGCCGAAGACACCAGCAAGGCAAGAAAGCAAATCCTTTTGACGTTGGTTGGCAACGTAATCAGCGATCTTGGCGCCGATAGCAGCCATGGGGTCAGCGCCAGCAGCCAATGCTGCAAGGTCACGAGACTCAAAAGCACGGCCACGGTGCAGGATGACGCCGACTTGCTTGTCAGCAGTGATCTTGCCAGGTGTCAATGAGGTGCTGTCAGTCAGCACTTCAAAATCACCAGACAGGTTGGCCTTGAAGAAGGGGACATTAATGTAGTCACCACCCTCAGTAGCGTTCAGCTCCGCCATTGGTTGAACCACACCGCTAGCCAAGAAGGCATCGCGAAGGGTGGTTTGCTCAATGACGTAAGGCGTGAAAATCTCTGGGATGATGATGTCAGAGCGAAGAGTCGCCATGATTCATCTCGGGGAAATGGTTTACGGTGTGGGCGCAGCCCGATCACCAGCGCAGCCGGTTGTAGATAGCTTAGCGCGCTGCTGCAGTTTTCAATCGTTCGTACATATCGCGGTCTGTACGAAACAGCCGTGATTGCTCGGTGAGATTAAATGACTCCTGCGCAAATGGGTTTTTGATACCCAATGGCAGCTCGCCACTGCTGCGCCCTGATGGCGCACCGCTACCTTGTGGCCTTGGTTGCTTTTGCATCCATGCCGGCAGCGTCTTAGCCCATTCGCCTACTGGTGTGCGCTGGTAGCCATCAACTACTACCACGGTGCCATCAGGATCACGCTCGATTTGATCGCTGCTTAGCTTGGTCTTGAGCACCATGTCAGGATCATGCACCAGATCAGCTAGCGCCGTCACGGCTGGTGTGACGAGTTCAAGCTCGCGGACGCGGGATTCAAGTTCTGTAATGCGCTGGTCCTTTTGCGCCGTCGCCTCACGGTACTGCTGCTCCAAAGCTTGCCTTGCTTCGGAGTATTTACCTTGCGATTCAAGTTCGGATTGCTCGGCGCGTCGCTTGAACTCAAGTAGCTCATCGACATCAACGCCATCCGGTAACTTCTTTGATTTAGCGGTGCGCAATTCAGCAATCAGCTCTTGGTTCTTGCGTTCCAGTGCTTCGATACTGCGTTGCATTGCATCAGTAGCCGCAGGCTCCTGAGTTTGATTCTCTTCAGACATGCTTATCCCGCAGGGATATAGTGCATGACTAGGCTATCACTTCTTTTTGCGCTTCGGTTTCTTTGCGGTTTTAGCAGCAGCCTTAAATGCAGCAGCAGATGGTCTGCCTTCTTCACCCTTGCGCGCCATGCGTTCATCGCTGCCCGCTTCAATGCGCTTGCGCTTAGCGGCGATGTTGGCGTATAGGCCGGGTGGTTTTTTCATTTCTTTTTACCCTTGCGTGACTTGCCGGCTTTTGACAGCGCGATTGCTACGGCTTGCTTTTGGGGCTTGCCTGCTTTCATCTCGGTCTTGATGTTGGCTGATACTGTCGCTTGAGATTTGCCCCGCTTCAACGGCATGGCGCCACTCGATGATGTCTGCTGACAGGCTAACGCCATCTGCTGTGGCCCAGCCCTTATCGGTGTAGATCGCCGGCACCCATGCCTCGCCTACTAGGGCTTCAACTGGATCGCTGTAGATGCCGCCATTGCGGAAATGTCGCAGGTTAGGCAGGTCCATATCGTTTGCGAAGCTGATCTAATGTTAACTCGCTGCCATCATCACGGACTAGCTTTGCCATTGCATCGCGTGCGCCGTACTTCTCCGCTAGCCGGTTGAAGTATGGCACCTTACCGGGGCCTAATACATCCTGCTGCGTCTTAAGCGGTTGATCCTTCAACCACTGCCCATAGCTGGTGTTGATCGGCACTGGGCCATCGGCGCTAGCGCGTTTGGCGATAGTAGAAGGCGGCAGGATGTCAGGGTCAATGATTGGCACTGTTGTCGAGCGGCAGTTGAAATGTTGCGGCGGCATTGGACCCTTACCATACTCAAACTCACGGCCATCTAATGCAGCGCAGATGCTACTGGTGCGGCTGTCTAGTGTTGCAACGTAACGGTACTTCTTTGTGATGTCTTGGTTGGCTTCATATACCTGCTGCGATGCGGTATTGGCTACTTGATTGATGCTGGTGCGCACTAGCGCCATTACCTGGTTGTCAGCTACAGAGGTAGCCTGCCCGCCTGCTGCTACTAACTGACGTACGGTCTTAGCTTCCTCGCCAAATTGCAAGTTGCCAATCAACCGCTTGGCGATGCTGGGTGTGGTTTCACCTGTTAGCAGGCCATTGCGTACCACTTGCGAAAACTGCTCTGCTTGGTCTACGGCGATGCCGCGAAATGCTTTGGTTATGACCTCACCATTGGGGAGCGTGATAGTGGCACCTTGCGCAGCGGTGAGACTGAATGTAGCCGGTGCACCTTGCACCGCTGCAAATAGGTCATCCGATAATGCCACGACATTGAGCTGCGTCGGGTCAGTGGTAACCACGCTTTGCGCAAATTGCGGGCTGATCTCTACGGTGCGCACTGCATCACGGCTGCCAGCAGGTAGCACCTTGCGTAACTGGTCAGTGACAAACTCTGATTGCAACTCCGCTAACCCTTGCAGCTCCGTTGCAGTTAGCTCTGTTGCATCACCTGCCCATCCTGCTAACGACTCTTTGAGTTGCGCCAAGATGCCGCGCAGCCTGGCTGCTTTATCTGGTGCGGCTAAGTCATCAATGACGCGCAGTTGATTGGTTGCATCAATGATGATGTCGTTGTACGCATTAATGAAACGCCGAGCCACGCTGTTGCTATAGCGGTTAAGGTCTATTGCATTGCGGTATAGCGCAGCGGGTGTGCTCATGGCTCAATGCCTAAGTCCTGCGGTGCATACCCTGACCGGATGCTGACATTAGCGCCACGGCGTAATGAGCTACCTACTAATGCAGCAAATGCGTCATAGCCATTTTGCCCGTCTTCATACAGGTACACTTGATCTACTTCATCAGCTTTGCCGTTTTTGTACCATGTGAGCCGCACAATGGCAAGGATTTCATCTGGTAGTTCTGACACTGTGTAATCAAGAGTTGAGTTCCTGCTGCTCTTCTGCGGGTCGATCAAGATCATCACCTCCACTAGGCGGTCGGTTATCCAGTCGAGCAGGTCGTAGATCCATTCCCGCATTTGCTGTGGCATCTAGTTCTTCCTCAACGTCGAAATCATCACCTAGTACCTCGCCATCAGACAATTGCTGTAGCAAGGTTTCTTGGGTGATGGTCCCTGCAGTGTAAAGCTGAAGCAGGCTGTTGATCTCCTGCGGATCAAGCCTGGTGCCCATAAAGTCACGGTTGACGTGGCTGCTACCGGCGGCTTCATTTTGGCCAAGGTACTGCGCATGAAATTGCAGGCAGTTATCAATCATGTCTTGCATGTTCTGCGCGATGACCATCATGGTGCTATCGCCTTGGCTGCGGTTAATGCGCTTGGCTTCAGCAGTTTCAGCCGTTAACTTCTGGCCTAGCACCGCTGATAGCCCTAACTCATTGATCTGCATCGCCAACGCTTCTAACCGCTTGAACTGGTACTGAAAACTAGTACCACCGGGCTCGATGTACTCAGCGCGGCCTTCAGCAGGAAATGCAATGGCTTCACCGGGGCCGGCGGACACTTCCTCAGCGCTACTAGGGAAACCATAAAAGGCCAGCATCGGCACCGCTGAAATGTGAAGCTGGTTATCGAGGTCTGACTGGATCTGATAGGTCTTTAAGTTCAGTTCGGCGATATCTTCCAACGGCGGCCGCGACTCCATAAAGCCAACGCGGTTTGAGTATGCGATGCTGAACGGGATCTCGCTAAGGCTGGTGCGACCTTCATCTACTAGGCGGAAGTCACCCTTATCATCTTTTTGGTGGATTTCATATTCGCCAGGCGTTAGTACCCGCACCTGCTGCACTAGCTTCTCGCCGTACAATCCATCAGGCACGCTGGCTACTTCTTGCAGTCTGAGCATGGTTAGCTCCTGCTTGCCTTCTTTTGCTTCAGTGCGCCATCCAAGGATTTGCCGTGGCGTGTAGGTCACCCAATAGGGTCTGCCGCCATCAGCAGGTGCATCCACCAATGTGCCAACGTGGCCATAACGTACCATCTTGCGGGCTGACTCATATGTCCAGACGTTGAGGTCATTACCGTTGAGGTCAACATCAAATAGCTGTTCGGTGATGGTCTCGCTGGTATCAACCAACCGCACTGGCTTGCGCGTCAACATGCCAGCCAGCAACCGCTCAAGGCGTTGATAGTACGGCGGGCATACGCTACGGGCTAGACGGTTGTCGTAGGACTCATCTTGCTCGCGTGGCTCTTGCGGTAGGTAGCGGCGATGCTTTTGCCGCATCCCGAACGTACCTTGCAGCAAGTCTTCAATAAGAATCCAATGCTGCTCTTGCGCATACCAAGCAGTATTCGGGTCTTGAACGCGAGTTACCTTGCGCTCTGTTAGAGGTCGGTCGTATGCGCCAAGGCCCGAATACATGATCTACGTCAAGCTGCCGTCAGTGTAACGCTGTTACGGCTCACCTTAATCTCAAACTCATCGCCGGGCTTAAATGCTTCGGTGATGTATGCGCTGCCAACCATTAGGTTGCCGTTGAATTGCACCTTGGTTTTGTAGCTGAGTTTGCGACCTGCTTTTTTGCTAGGTGTCAAGGCAACACCTTTAGCGCCTAGCAGTGCTTCATAGAAGGCAGTGAAGTTAAGGCGTTCGGTGCCATCCTTCTTGGCGCTTACATAGCCGCACTCGCGGACAAGCTCAGACTTGGAAGCATCACCTAGTTCTTTTACCTTAGCCAGTAGCTCAGATCCGGTCAGCATTGGGTATGGGATTGCTGTGCCTGGTCAATATAGCCTTATACCGGTGCTACGTCCAGCGCCAGCGTGTAGTGGGTTGAATTCGCGCCATATGACGTAGCCGAGTGCATCGTTCATGTGGTCATGACCGGCATCTTTATCGGGATCACCTTTCTCGGTGTAGCACTGCAGCTCCAGGCACTCGATCACACGCTTGCAGGCATGGCTGATGCGTAAGCGAACCTCGCCTTTGCCATTCTCTAGCAATGCCTGCACTGCTGCCAGGCGGTCGCGCACTGGCGGATTTGCCTTAGGTGATTGGTTGCTGATGCCGTAGGTGCCAAGGATCTGGATGTCAGTTTGCGCTGCATTGGTGGAGCGGTTGCCGCCGCTGGCATCGGGATAGCCGTAGATGCGGTGGTCAGGGTATCGCCTGCGGATCTCAGCGCCTAATGCATCGGTGTCATGTGCGCCGCTGATCTCATCGATGATGATTAGGCCATTGCCGCTGCGGATGCCGATGACGGCTGACATGTTGGTAACGTTGAAGTCGATGCCAACGCGCAACGGCTCATTGTCGATATTGGGTAGCTCGGTGATGACATGCTTGGCGCGGTCAAAGCGATCGTAGATGGTGCCAGTGGTGAGGTTGATGAACTCACCGTCAAGGTATGCCCTTAGCAAATTGGGGTCGTAGTTGGCTTGCAACCGCTCAATAAAGTCTGGCGGTAAGTATGGGTTATCCTGCGTCCGCATCTTGATCAACTTGCGATCAGTGCGCGCTAGGGCATCTTCACTAGCAAAGGTATTGAACATCCATCGGAAGCCTTCTGGTGTAGATGCAGCGCCAAATTGCCTGATATTGCCAGACCGCAAACGACCAAGGATCTTAGGGAATGCACGGCTTGCAATGGATGGCGCCACGGTGTCGATCTCATCAGCTAACACCCAGGCAAGGTTCAAGCCGATGATTCGCGTCCAGTTTTCAAAGCTGCGGCATAGGATCTTGGTATCACCTAACGGCAGGTGCAGCACATATTCAGGTAGCGGGCTAGCCCTAAATGTGTAGGGAATGTCGTATGACTCAAGGAAATCATCAAAGTCATTTTGCCAAATGTCGCGGATCAGCGGACCCGTAGGTTCCATCACAGCACCAATAAAGCCTTGATTCACTGCTGCAAGATGCACTGCTTTAGCGCATAGCGCCCGCGTCTTACCAGCGCCGTAACCAGCAGATACACCAAGGATCTGCGTGGTTTGGTCATCTACAAACTCAAGTTGCCCTGGGTGCAGGTCATCGCGGATGCGCTGCAGCAGGTCATTGGTGCTTTCTACGGTGGCTGATTCCAAAAACCCAAGCAACCTGCCGGTGTCGCAGATGCCAGCCAATAGGGTCATGCTGGGCGACGAATCACATTTTTAGCTGTGCCATCAGGGGCAACGGCAATGACGTGATAGATACGCGGCTCGTCGCCTTTGGGCTTGAGCAAGCGGCCTACAGCGGTGACGGTGGGTTTCATTTTTGGGTTGATGCCTTGGCTGATGCAATTGTATCCCTATGACGCTTTGACTGTGATTGCAATTCCAATAGACGAAGCCTTAGCCCAGGCACCGCGCCAAAAGTTGTCGCGTTAGATCGAGCGTCTTTAATTTGTTGCCTTACTTTCCGAACTTCAGTGTCCGTAACTTTTTTCATATCTGTAAACTGCTTAATCCGCCCTTGAGCCATTGCAGATGGGGAGGGCTTGCCCCCAGCTTTCAGGAATGCTGTTGCGCGTTGCTGAGTGCGTGCTGCATTGGCTGCCATTTTTGCAGCGGCTGCAGGGCGTTCGCCCGCTGGGTTTGTTGTTATGCTGCGGCGCTTTTCAATTTGTTTAGCCCTGCTGGCTCTTAATGATTCAACACTACGCGTGCGCTTGGGCTTGGCGGCTTGCGCTGCTCGATTCGCTTCTGCCCTTGCGGCACGTTCTGCTCTCACTTGAACTTTGGGCTTCATCAATGCAGCCATTTGCGCTGCTTGAGTTTGCTTTACTGCTCGATCAATGCTGGCATCAAAACGTTTGCCGGCTTGACCGCTAAACCGTCCTTTCATGTTAACTTCCGCCATATCTGGGCGGCGGGCTGCAGATGCTGGTTTAGCTTTAATGCTGCCAGGCTTTAGCCCTTTTGGTTTGCCAACAGTGCTTTTTGGCGCAGCGCTTGACTGCATTGTTTGCGTTTTGCGTTTATTCCCCTCAGCAGTCTTTAACCTGCCGCCGCGTGTTGTCGCGCCGCCACCACCACCGGCAAACCTGCCTCGATTGTCGCGACTGTATTTGCGAGCCATGGCATTAACAAATCATGGCATCAGTCTATGACATATCAAATTTCAACAACGAAGCCTGCGCTTTTAAGAATTGCAACGCCGCAAGCCGGTTTGTAGTGGTGACATTTTCATCACGATCATCAGGATTTAGCTCTTGCCATTTCCAGTCTTGCATCTCAGCAATTGCCTGCTCTAACCACTTGGGCCGTTCAATTTCTAGGTCACGAGTTAACAGTTGCCGCGCTTCTGCGAGGTAGGTTTCACCTGTTCTTTCGCTTACTTGCCATTTTTCCGTAGCATGGCGAAGGATTCGATACCTAGAGGCTCCTTTAACTAGGAGCCTGTAGATCTCGTGAACCCGTAGGATCTTTTCGTGTTCGGTGCCTTTCTTGGCCATACCGATATGTTAATTGCGTATCTGCACTGGCATTACAAGATACGTTACACCATCAATGCCAGCAGGTGTCAGTACTACGGGCGTAGTAGGGCCATTAGCTGAGATGGTGACGGCATCGCCGGGGAGCCCTTTAAGGCCATCGATGAGGTATGAGGCATTGAATGCGCAAAGCGGCAGGGTGCCAGTTGCTGCAAGGGATTCAGCGCCACTACCAGCATCGGTTTCAGCGGTGATAGTGAGATTCTTGGCAGCGGTGAGCTTGATGATGTCACAGATGACGGCAACACGCTCTAGGGCATGTAGTAGCTGCTTACGATCGCAGGTGAGGGTATGGGTGAAGGTGGCAGGGATGAGCTGCTGGACGTTTGGGTAGGTGCCGTCTAGTAGGCGGCTGATGATGGTGGTGCCATCAGCGGTAACCATTGCGGCTTGGTGCTTGTCGATGGTGAGCAGTACATCGCCATCAATGCGGCGGATGGAGCGCGCTGGGATGGTGAAGGCCATATCTGCCGACTCAGTGGCATAGGACCGCATTGAGAGTCGATGGCCGTCGGTTGCTGCCTGGGTGATGGTGCCGCCTGTGATGCTGACGTTGATGCCGGTGAGCATCTGCTTGGCTTCATCGGTTGACGCTGCAACCAACACAGCAGGCTCAAAGGCCACGCAGACAGCCTCTGAGGGCTCAATAGCCGGTAGGGCGGGAAAATCATCTGCAGGGCCTCCTGAGAGCTTGTAGGAGCCGCTGAGCGTGGTAACGGTCACATCTGTGCCCTCGGCGGCCAGCGTGACCACATCAGACGGCGAGAGCCTGCCGATGATGTCAGCCAGTAGCCGGTAGGGGATGGTGATGGCGCCAGCGGTGTCTACGGCAGCTACTACGGGTGTGGTGATGCCTAGGTCGAGGTCATAGGCGGTAACGCGCAGATTGCCATCACTGGCAACTAACAGCACATGCGCCAGTACAGGATGACTGTTGCGGCCGGTGCCAACAGCGCGTGATGCACTGCGTAGCGCTTGGTTGAGATCAGGTTGCGTGAGTGTGAGTTTCATACAGCAGCGGCTTCTGCAAGTGCAGCGATGATGTTGTTGTAATCGTCTTGAAAGCTGGCGACGAGTTCCATGGGGATGGGCACGCCGTCATCTTGAGCATTGTCGCGAATGGCATGTGCGTAGGCAAGCGCTTGGGTCATGCAGTCATGCAACCGGTTGATGACTGGCGACTGCTTGGCGGGAATGTTGATCAAGTCTGGTGATGACATAAGCGACGAGATATTCAACCTGCAACCGAGGCAAGTCACCGCGCATGGCGCTAACTGCATCAGCAACCAGCGCATGGTACTCCACCG